GACGACAAAACTTGGAAGGACATAGCAAAGTTATGTAGAGAATCAGAAGCTGTAGACGAGGTCTTATTCCACGTAGACATTATGATGACTAAGGGTAAGATGTTTCTACCGATAGGATATTCGTGGACAGAGTTTGAAGAGCAAGTTAGAGAATTATGGGACGAAATATGGGAAGATTATAAACAGGAGGTACACAATGAAAACGAACAGGCAAAAACTGAAGATTGAATTTGACGAATCATTTTATGAGAATCGAGTGTTGGAAATAGTAGGAGATGTACTTACTACACACCAGATGCAGATGATAAAAGGCTACTACAAGTTAGCCTATACACAAGGTGAGACTAGTGGTATTAAAATAGCAAGGGAGAGATTTGACAATGCGTTTAAGACACCAAAACCGTAGGTTTAATAGATTATCCTATATGGCAAATGATGGTAGAGCAAAGGCTGTACTGAAGAAATATTTAATTAGCAGAGGTCATAAGATTACAGACGATAAGGAAAACTTCTCATGGGATCTGTCTACGGTGTCTGACTCTGGCAGTGCTAGTTTTTGGGAGGTAGAAGTTAAGAATCAGTGGGGCAAGGTATGGAATGACAATTGGAAAGAGGTCAGGATACCACAGCGTAAGCAAAGACTGATTGACAAATTCTACCACGAGGAGGATAAAGCAAAAGAGTATGGACAGGCTAATGATATTTCTAAGTTTGTCAGACCGTTGCAGTTGACATTTGTCGTGTTGAACACACACCTAGATCAAGGTTGGTTTATCCCACATTGGGTGTTAGAAAATAGTCCTATACAGACTATACAGAATTCACGGCATGTTGACGCACCACATTTAAAAGAACCGTTTTTTCATGTGGATGTGAAACATGAGGATATTTATAAATTAGAATTGGACAGGATGGATGGATAAAGTAATTAAAGCATTAAGAGAAGCTAGTGTGTCAGTAGCCTGTGGCTTAGATGACGGTGTGCTGTACAGAAAAGATATAGAACACATTCAGAAACAGATTACTATCATAGAGAATTTTTTAGAACCATTTGCTGTAGAGGAACTTACAGAGATGAGTAAGAAATGAAGTGTTATAACTGTCAGACAGAATTAATATGGGGTGGAGATCATGATATGGAAGAGCATGATGAACATTTAATTGTTACAAATTTAACTTGTCCTAATTGTGACGCATTTCATTTAGTATATTGGGGTAAAAGAGAGGAGGACGAAAATGTGGAAGATAATAAAGGCTAAAGATAGTAACGGTAATGTAGAATATCAAGTGTCTGACGGAGATGTTGGTCAAAGAACTATGTCCTATGACACTGCTTGTTTAAAAGAGGCTTATAAAATTTTAGAGGAAGAAAATGAGCAACGACAGGGAGCGTAGATTAAAAGCCACAGGTAAGTGGTTTGCTAAACAGCAAAGAGGTAGACTATGGCTTAATTATATTTTTCCTGTACTGCTAGTTATCAGCTTAATTTTACTATTGGTTAACGTGTGAGAAATAAAGGAGTAAATATAAATGCAATCATTGATTCTATGGCTGTGCCAGAAGGTATTACTCTTCGTAGTAACTGTCCTGTATGTGGTCATAATAACAGCTTTTCTGTCACTGCTAACTCTGGTTATTTTCTGTATCATTGTTTCCATGCTGATTGTTCTGTTAGTGGGAAGATTAAAAAAGGTTTACAGCTTAATACTGTACAGCATAAGAAAAGTATAAACCTAAGCCTGTATAGAACCTTTTTTGTACCATTGGCTAGGTCACCAGAAGCAATAGACTATATAAGAAAAAATAACATAGAACACGCCTACTCCCAAAAGTTGGTCAATCTAGAACATGACGTTAGAGAAAACAGGGTAGTATTTTTTGTGTACGACAAGAACATGACAATTGTTGATGCTGTGGGTAGGTCGTTAAAAAACAAAAAGCCTAAGTGGAAAAGATATGGTGCATCAAGAGTACCATTCGTGACAAATAATAAAAGCAAGACTTGTGTCGTGGTTGAGGATTGTGCATCTGCCTGTGCAGTAACAAAAGCTGGAGTAGTAGGCGTATCACTCATGGGTACTAACTTGATAAAAGAGTATATACCATACCTGACAAAGTTTGACAGGGCTGTAATTGCACTTGACAAAGATGCCAGTTTAAAAACGCTGACAATTGCTAAAGAGTTATACACACATATGACTGTACATACTCTTATGATAGACACAGATATTAAGACGTGGACTACCGACCAGATACTAGAGAGATTTAGGGAGTATCACGCATGACTATAGAAAAACAGTTATTAGCACACTGCTTGAAAAAAGACTTTTATAAACAAGTAACTGACGTTATAGGAAAGGAGATGTTTGCCAATGGAGTGGGTACTATATTCGATACTATTGCTTTTGCTCATGTAAAATACAATAGTGATTTAACTGTAGAGGAACTTATGCACTTACACAGAGATAAGTTTCCTTCGATGCCAGATAGTTCTCGTGAGTCTGTAGAGGATGTTATTAAAGACTTGCGAAACTTCTCTGGTAACCCTGACATTACAAAAGACTTAGTGACAAATTTCTGGAGAAGAAATAAGGCACACGAGATAGGGTCAAAAGCGACTGACATTTGGCTAGGTCACGATGGTGACTATTCTGGGCTACAAAGTTTGGTTGACAATTTAGCTGACAAACAGCCACAGGATGACAGTAATTTTATAAAGGTTGATGACAATGTATCTGACTATTTAGAGGCATGTGAGAAGGGTTTTGATTTTAAGTTTGAGTTAGCACCGTTGAGAGATAGAATCAGTGGTGTAGGTAGGGGTAACTTAGGTATTATCTTTGCTAGACCAGAGACAGGTAAAACAACTTTCTGTACATACTTAGTGTCTGAGTATATCAAACAAGGTTATAAGGTAGCGTACTTTGCTAATGAAGAACCGGGAAGGATGGTAAAAGGTAGGATATTTTGTTCCTATCTAGGCAAGTCAACCAGTGAATTGAAAGAAGATGTTGACAGATACGATGAGATATACGATAGAGAGATCAAACCTAACCTGTTGCTGTTGGAAGGTAGAGAAATATCCATAGCAGAGATTGACAAATTTGTAGAACTTAACAAGCCTGACATTGTTTTTGTAGATCAGTTAGATAAGGTTAACATTAGTAGTACATACTCAAGGGTAGATGAGAAACTTCGTGCTATATACGAAACATCAAGAGCGATAGCAAAGAAACGAGAGTGTATGGTCTGGGCTGTATCGCAAGCAAGTTATGAAGCCCACAATAGACAGGAGATAGATTTTGCCATGTTAGAAAACTCCCGTACAGGCAAAGCAGCTGAGGCTGACATTATCATAGGGATTGGTAAGAACTTTGGAGATGAGGAAGATTACATACGACATTTGTGCGTGAGTAAGAATAAACTTACAGGTTGGCATGGCACAGTAACTTGTAGGATAGATATTAAGAAGGCGAGGTATATGCCATGATAAAAAGAATACATGTAAACCAACATTTAGTAAGGAAGAAAGCAGAGAAGTGTATCACAGTTAAAACTTATAAAGATAACAGGTACGCTAAGGAAGTAGAAATACTTGGGAAGAGCAAGGTTATTTACAGACCTGACAAACCACTATCTTGTGGAGCAAAAGTGTGGATAGAAACAGAGGCGGAGGTTATATTAAAATGATTACAGTATTAGATATAGAAACTACATATAAAGTAGATAAAGATAATAAGACAGAGGCAGAACCCTATACAGGCAACATGTTAGTTTCTGTAGGTTATGATATGGAAGGTGACAAGAACTACTTATGTTTCTACCACCAAGATAGATCTCCTACAGAGGATGCAACTAAGACTCTACAGGATGTTTTAGATAAGACTACGCTGTTAGTAGGTCACAACATCAAGTTTGACTTGAAGTGGTTACGTGCTTGTAAGTTTATCTATACAGGTAAGGTGTATGACACGATGATTGCAGAGTATTTATTAAACGGTGGTAGTAAAATACCCTTATCATTAAAGAAATGCTGTGAGAGGTACGCCTTGTCAAAGAAAAAAACAGATCTGACAGAGAAGTACTTACAGGATAAAATATCTTTTGAGAAGATACCTTGGCCTATTGTACAGGAATACGGTGAAGCAGACGTGCAAGTTACCAAAGAATTATATGAAGCACAGATAGATAACATGCCTAGTAGACTTAAAAATACATTAGAGTTATCGCATGAGATGTGTGATTTACTGTGTGACATGGAGAACAATGGTATACAGATCAGCAGAGAGAACCTGTACAGCATAAGGGAAGAGTATACAAAAGAGTTGGCTAGTTTAGAATCATTCTTAACTAGAGAAGTAAAGAGAGTTATGGGAGATACTGAAATTAATCTAGACAGCAGTGTTGATAGATCTCGTGTGATATTCTCAAGAGAAGTAATAGATAAAAAAAAGTGGGCTTTGACTTTTAACTTAGGTTATGAGGATCGTGGTAATTCACGAAGGAAGAAGAGACCTAAACGTATGACAGCAACAGTATTAGGACAGACGTTGGCTAAAATGACTAAGTTGCTGTATAGAACTAAAATGGAGTCTTGCAATAAGTGTGGAGGATCAGGACATTACTTCGCACTGAAAAAAGATGGTACTATTGGTAAACAACGTAGGCTGTGCAAAGCCTGTAGAGGTAAAGGTGTTGTATATATCAGACAGAAAGAGATCGCTGGATTTAAAATGAATATTGATACTGTTGAAGATATCACAGTGCATGGTTTTAAGACTGATAAACACACAATTGATAAACTGGTTAAATCAGCAAATCCTCAACAAAAAATTTTCGTGGAATCTTACTCTAAGTATAATGCTATCAAAACATACTTGAAAACTTTTATAGATGGTATAGAGAGAGGATTAGACAGTAAGGACAAGATCCATCCACAATACATGCAATGTGTCACTTCAACTGGTAGATTATCTTCTAGAAATCCTAACTTTCAAAATATGCCTAGGAGTGGCACGTTTCCTGTACGTAAGGTAGTCATTAGTAGATGGGAAGGTGGACATATGCTAGAGGGTGATTACTCACAGCTAGAGTTTAGGGTTGCTGGATTTCTTTCTAAGGATAAGCAAGTGTACGAAGATGTAGGTAATAACATAGATGTACATGCCTACACAGCATCTATCCTAGGAGTGTCTAGACAGGATGCAAAAGCAGATACATTTAAACCTCTCTACGGAGGGATGATGGGTACTCCTAAACAGGTACAATATTATAAAGCATTTAAAGATAAATACAAAGGCGTGACCAAGTGGCATGAGGATCTGTGCAACGAAGCTGTAACTGAAAAACAAATAAATTTACCTTCTGGTCGACATTATGCCTTTGAAAATACATATAGATTGCGATATGGAGGGGTTACAAACGCTACGTCAATAAAAAATTACCCCGTGCAAGGCTTTGCTACAGCGGATTTGCTACCTATTGCATTAATCTATACAAAAAAACTGTTGACAGATAATAATATGAAGACTATAATTTGTAATACAGTACACGATTCCATCGTACTTGATGTCTATCCCTCCGAAAAGGAGCTAGCGGTAGATATATTAAAGACAGCAATGCTATCACTAAAGTCTGAATGTATACGGAGGTATAATATCGAGTATGATATGCCGATTGGAATCGAAATTAAAATAGGAAATAACTGGTTAGACATGAAAGGAGTTCTAAACATATGACCGAAACATTAATGGAAACAAATCTACCTGATAAGATTTCAACTATGTCTGTAGACGACATGATGAAACTTACAGGGCAGTCAGCAGACGCACCAACTACTAGTAAAGGGTTGTCACGTCTGTCAATAAATCACTCAGCCGAAGACGAAGATGGAAACGCTTTACCTCGTGGACATTTTAGTCTGTACACTGATGATGGTATAATCTACGCAGAGAAGGCAGTCATCAGACCGTTTATGAGAACGTATTCGTACTCAGTATGGGATAATGAAGAAGGTGCTTTTTCTGTACAGACAGTACAAGCTCCATCTTTTAATAGTGAGTTCTATGATACAGATGGTGGTTTGAAGTGTGGTAGATTAAACGCAAGTGATCTAGAGTCCATGCCTAAAGATAGCCCTGAGTGGGTGCTACAAAAAAGTGTAAAGTGTAGCCAAAACATCTACGGTTTGATAACCTTAGAAGGTGCTAAAGATAAGAAAGGCAAGGCTGTAGAGGCTAAAGATATTCCTAGCGTGTGGTACGCTAAGGGTGCTAACTTCGTTCCGGCAAGCGATTGCCTAAAGAGCCTGCATAAGCAAAAGCAACCTATGTGGTTGACGACTATCGGGCTGTCTTCTGTAAGAAAAAAGAAAGGTGGGAACATCTATTTTCAAGCAGAGCTAACGCCTCGTGGGCAAATCGCTGACTGGACTGGAGAGGATGATACGCTGATGCATCAATTTATGGAAACTGTAAAGGGCTATAACGAGTCTATTATGAAGAGACATAGTAGTGCTCGTGGAGACAAAGAAGGCTTCGATACAGTTGTAAATGAATAATGCAATCATCCACAGGGTTCAGGGTTTTCTCAGCAAGGTCTCGAAAGAGGGCGTTGAGCTAGATCCAAAACTCGTCAAAGAGTTTAGAGATGCGTGTGAGGCTTCTATCCATAAACAATTCAGTCCTTCCGCTGATAAATGGAGACCTCGCATGTCATCTCTGGGCAGACCTCTTTGTCAACAGAAGATGGAGAGAGATGGTGCAGACAAAGACATTGAGTATAATGCTATACTTAGATTTATATTTGGTGACCTTGTTGAAGCTATCTCTGTCTTGATTCTTAAATCGGCAGGCGTAAACGTAGAAGGCGAACAAGAAAGAGTCAAGTTAAAATTAGGAAAGAACGAGGTGTCCGGCACGTTAGATATCGTTATTGATGGTAAGGTGTGGGACATCAAGTCTGCTAGTCCGTATGCATTTGAACATAAGTTTGGTGAGATGGGTGGCTATAATAAAATTAAAGAAGATGATACGTTTGGTTATATAACACAAGGTTATCTATACAGCGAATCTAAGAATAAAGAGTTTGGTGGGTGGATTGTTATTAACAAAGCAAGTGGAGAGTGGAACGTATGTGAAGCACCTGTTGTACAGGATGAAGATAGGAAAGAGTTTCTACAGCTTGCTAAGAATAATTTAAACGCTCTGTTAAAAGGTGAGAAGTTTAAAAGATGTTTTTCTGATACGACAGAAACATACAAAGATGATAATAAGAATGAAAAGAAAACAGGTAACAGGCTACTGCCTAGCATCTGTGGCTTCTGTGATTTTAAAAGGAAGTGTTGGCCGGATGCTATACTGCACAAAAAGATAGGGTCTAAGGCTAGGTATCCAAGAACTGTTTGGTATAGTAAATTAGTTAAAAGAGAAGTATAATGGCTTTGTATTTTCAGACGGACATCAACAGGAATGATATATTTATGAATGATAAAGTATATTTTTCCTATCCAGAAGCAGAAGATCGCATGGGTGGGCCGGATATAATACGAGAGATACGAAACCATTCTAAAAAGATACCAATACGTGTACGTTCTAGTTTTATAAACTTAGGAGAGAAGTATGGAACTAACTATACAGGCTTATGGAGTGATGTACACCAAGAAGAAAAGTTAATTATATTTAGAGAAGACTTAGATAAGTTAAAGAGTTACCTAGACAGGAACGCTCTTGTTTGTTTTTTCATAACACAATGGACGGATGTTTTGTATGAGATGGAGAGGAAAGCACCTAAGCTGATGGACACTATCAGTGAGGATGCAGGCAGGATATTTGATATGTACCCACCGAAAGACATACGAAGTTTATGAGCATGAAGTCACACGGATTTAGGTCTAACTTTGAACTGACCGTAGCACAGCAATTGGTTAAGAATAAGATAAAGTATGAGTATGAAAAACATCCTATAGAGTATATTAAAGAGTGTGTGTATACGCCTGATTTCTACCTAGAGAAGTATGGATTTTTTATAGAGGTCAAGGGTCAGTTTACAGCACCAGATAGAGGGAAGCATTTGTTAATTAGAAAACAGCATCCGGATGTAGACATTCGATTCCTGTTCTTAAATGCTAATAATAAATTATACAAGGGTTCTAAAACAACTTATGGGAGATGGTGTGATAGGTATGAAATTAAATGGTGTGATAAATATATGCCAAAGGAGTGGTTAGATGAATAAAAGCACAGAGATATTTAAAGAGTTTGGTAAGACAATACCTAAAGATTGTTACGTAGTTATTGTTAAAGATATAAAAGGTGGATCTACTGATTTTATGTGCTATGATAGTTCTACAACAAAAGAGATAACAGATGGGTACGTAGTGATGAGAGGTATTACATCTATGATTTTAAATGAACCAGAATATTTATTGGAGAAAGGTCAACTTGCTATATATAGAGACACAAAACTTAAAAAACCAGATACAGAACAGCCGTTTGTTATTGAGCAGCAAGAACCTGTTGAGGATAATGTTGTTCATTTTGAATTTGAGCCTGAAAAGAGGGATGATTAAGATGGGAATGATGGATGATGCAATTAGAGAGACTGTGAAAGATAAAGAATTTAAAAAAACAGACATAAAGAAACTTGCTACTCGTAATAAACAAATAGGTGGTAATCATTACAAAGATTGTAAAATACAGCCTATTGATTTTATTATGGAAAACAATCTAACTTTCTGTGAAGGTAATGCTTTAAAATACATTACTAGGCACAGGAGAAAAGGTGAGGGTGCAAAAGATATACACAAAGCAATACACTATTTAGAAATGATTTTGGAGATTGAATATGGCGAAGAATAACTTTTTACCGACTGAGTATCAGTCATTTATACACATGTCACGATACTCAAGGTGGAAACCTGATGAGGGTAGAAGAGAAACATGGTCAGAAACTGTAGGTAGATCTATTGATTTCTTTTCAGACCATCTAGACAGGAACATCGGTGTTAAACTTGAGAATAGTACATGGGATAGGATTGAGAATGCAATTCTTAACACCTCAGTCATGCCATCTATGAGAGCGTTGATGACAGCAGGAGATGCTTTACGAAGAGAAAACATAGCAGGTTATAACTGTTCGTACATACCTATAGACAGCCCACGTTCTTTTGATGAAGTGCTGTACATACTAATGAATGGTACAGGTGTAGGCTTCTCTGTTGAAAGACAGTATGTAGATAAGCTACCTACCATACCAGATAGAGAGTTTGAACATACAGAAGATGTTATATCTGTAGCTGATTCTAAGGAAGGATGGGCTAGGGCGTTTAGAGATTTGATATCGTTCCTGTATACAAATAGAATACCAAAGATAAACGTCAGTAGGATAAGATCTGCCGGAGAGAGGCTTAAAACATTTGGAGGGAGGGCTAGTGGCCCACAACCTCTGGTAAACCTATTTGATTTTACCATTGAGAAGTTCAGAGCTTCCAAAGGTAGCAAGCTAAATGCTATGACCTGTCACGATATTGTCTGTAAGACTGGTGAAGTTGTGGTTGTCGGTGGAGTACGTAGGTCAGCCTTGATATCCTTATCTAACTTATCAGACCAGAGATTACGAATGGCTAAGTCAGGTGCTTGGTGGGATACTAATCCTGAGAGAGCCCTTGCTAACAACTCAGTAGCCTATACAGAAAAACCTGATGCTGGTATCTTTATGAAAGAATGGCTATCCCTGTATGAGAGTAAGTCAGGAGAGCGTGGTATATTTAACAGAGTGTCTGCACAGGATAAAGCTAGACAGAATGGTAGGCGTAATGCTGATTACGACTTCGGTACGAACCCTTGTTCAGAGATTATACTCAGACCTAACCAGTTCTGTAACCTAACCGAGGTAGTTTGTAGACCTATGGACAGCATGGATACGTTGTTGGATAAGGTAGAAGTCGCAACGATACTTGGTACTATGCAGGCAACCCTAACTAACTTTGGTTATCTGCGTAAGAGATGGCAGGATAATACAGAGGAGGAGAGATTACTTGGTGTATCATTGACAGGTATCATGGACAGCACGTTGTTAAATAAGAATGATTCTAAACTAGTAGATAGATTGAACAAGTTGAAAGAGAAAGCTGTGGCTGTAAACAAGGAGTGGTCAAGTGTACTTGGCATCCCACAATCTACAGCAATCACCTGTGTCAAACCATCCGGTACAGTCAGTCAGCTAGTAGATAGTGCAAGTGGTATACACGCTAGACACAATCCGTATTATGTAAGAACAGTGAGGGGTGATAACAAAGACCCACTCACAGAGTTTATGAAGTCACAAGGTATTCCTAATGAGCCTGATGTTATGAAGCCTGAGCATACTACTGTGTTTGCGTTTCCAATGAAGACAGCAAAGGATGCCGTGTTTAGAACTAGCATGACAGCAATCGAACAGCTAGAAATGTGGAAAACATACGCTGTCCACTGGTGTGAACATAAACCATCTGTTACCATATCTGTTAAGGAACAGGAATGGGTCAATGTAGGTAACTGGTGTTGGGATAACTTTGATTACTTATCAGGCGTGTCCTTCTTACCGTTCTCAGATCACACATACAAACAAGCCCCCTATCAAGATATTGAGGAGGCTGAGTATAAGAAGTTACAAAGTGAGATGCCTAAGAGTATAGACTGGAGTAAGTTACAGGATTTTGAGAAGGAAGATAACACGAAAGGATCACAAGAGCTAGCCTGTACAGCTGGTGTGTGTGAGTTGGTAGATATCTAATGAGTAAAAAGAAAGAAGCATTGCTGTTTAGGTTTTCTGTACTTTTAAACACAGAAGGCAGGATAGTTATCGAAGAAGATAATATAGATCCTGAAGAGTTTCAAGAAGCTATGGATAACTGGAATCCAGACTACCCAAATACAGCAATGATTGTAGCTATGATTAAAATGTTAGTTATGGCTGCAGCAGAATTACAAAGAGATATTAATAAAACTATCCATTAATATCTAACTTTACGTACTCCACCACCCATAGCGTACTTCTTCACGTAACCACCACCGTATAGGTTCTGGTCTTCTGATGATCGTATTTTCATTTCTCTAGGGCTTTGAGCCATAGGTTTCATGTCCATAGCATCCTTTGT